GCATTAGAACAGATATTAAAAGACAATGATAGGGCCGAACAAGCTAATAAAAAAATAAACAAAAAGTAATGGCAGAAATTAAAGACGTTTATAGTTTAGAATTTAACGGTTCGCAGTTCCAGACTGAAATCAATTCAGCTATTCAATCTATTGATGAACTTAACAGCGCAATGGAGCAGGGCGTTGATGTTGCTGATGAATTAGAATCAGCACAGGCCAATTTAGTTGGCGTTCTAAATACTGAGGCCAAAGGCGTTGAACAGCTTAATCAGAAACGTGAAGCGTTAGTTAATACACAAAAGAAGCTAAATACTGAATCTAAGGCGGGCGTAGCAGTAAGTAATCAATTAAACACTACTAACAAACAGTTAGCAGTTAGTACAGGTCAGGCATCAGTACAGCAGGGTAATTTAGGTAGAAACTTATTACAAGGCGCACGTAATTTAAACACTATGCGCCGTAGTACAATGTTGTTAGGCAATGCGTTTAAATTTTTAGGTTTATCAAATCCATTTACTGCAATATTTGCAATTTTGCCATTAGTAACTGAACAATTATTTAAAGCTACTGAATCTCAAAATTCATTTAATGAAGCGGCTCAATCTGCAATAGATAATTATGCAAAAGAAAAAGTAGCATTAGATGAATTGTTTACATCTTTAAACGATGTTAATATAAAAGGTGACGAAAGAAGTGCGCTTATTGATGAAATAAATAAACAATATGGCGATTATTTACCTAATCTTTTAACTGAAACAAGTACAGCCGAAGAACTTGCAGTTGCTTATGACTTAGTTAATCAAGCCTTAATTAAAAAAGCAGTAACACAAGCTAAAACAGAAGCATTAGAAAAAGAAACTGCAAAATTTTTAAAAGAACAAATAAGATTAAATAAAATAATAGCTAATGAACAAGAAAGAATTAGAAATACACCATAATTAAGAAGAGATAATTTAGTTTTGGCAAATAAAGCATTAGACCAAGCTACAAATAATTATAAAAAATCATTAAAAGATATAGATATAGCTGCAAAAGATTTAGAAGTAGCATTAGGATTAAATGTACAAAACTCTGGCAAACGTCAAGTTAGGACAGTTCAACAAAATCAAAATATAGTAAAAAAACAAAATGAAAACGCTATAAAGATTCAAAAAAAACATAATTATGATATTTTAAAATTAGCTAATGACCAATTTAAGAAAGCTATAAAAAATATCAAAGATGAAGAAAAAGAAAGAATAAAAAGCATTCAAGATATGGTTAAAATTACTGAGGATGCTTTGAATTATGAAATATCATTAACTGATGAAGGTTCAGAAGAACGTATAAAAGCTGAAACAAATTATACAGATGTTTTAACAAGTCTATATAAACAATATGCTAAAGAATTGGGCATGTCTGAAACAGAAATAAATCAGTTCATAGCAGATAGGTTAAAGAACAGTATAAAATTATATGAAGACTATTATAATAAGCAATCTAATATTGAAATAAACAACCGTGAACGAGATTTAAATAATGAACTTAATTATTTAGAACAAGAAAGAAACCAATTATTAAAAGCTGCAACAGGCAATGCAGAAGAACAAGAAAAAATAAATAAGTATTATGATAAGTTGCGTTTAGATTTAGAAAATGAAGCTAACAAAGAAATTCTAAATTCAAGAATAAATCTTTTAAATCAACTTAGAAACTTAGCAGTTACATCAGGCGATGAAACTTTAATATCTGATATTGATAAGCAAATATCTGAACTAAATTTAAAGATTACTGAGTTAGGCAAAACATCCACAGAAACAACCGAAGAAGTCAAAGGCTTAACCGATAAGCAAAAACAGTTAATAGAACAAACAACACAGCTAATCCAAGGCGTATCAGATTCTGTATTTAACGTTTTAAACGCTCAAGTGCAAGCCTACATTTCTGGACTTGACAAAGCAATAGATAAAAGCAAATCGGCATTAGATGAAATTCGCGCTAATAGTGAAGATTATAACGCCCGCCAATTAGAAATTGAAAAAGAACGTTTAGAAAATTTAGAAAATGAAAGGGCGCGCGCGGTTGAACGTGAAAAAACAATAGCACAAGTACAGTTAGCAATTAACGCTGCAATTGCAATATCGAAAGCGGCGGCCGAAGGTGGAGCGGCTGCACCTGTTACAATTGCATTAACACTTGCGTCACTTATTGCAGGCTTAGCACAGGCACGTGTAGCAGCTGGCAATGCGTTTTATCAAGGTGTTGAATACTTAGAACGGGGCAACAATAAAGCAGGGCGCGATACAATACCAGCAATGCTTAATGAAGGTGAACGTGTAATTACAACTGATACAAATAATAAATATTGGGATGTACTTAGCGCCGTACACAATAACAGAATACCAGCGGATGTACTTAATACATTTTCTAAAGCATATCAGCAAGGCGGCATTAAAAACGCTTTAGGGGCATTTGGCGATAATGTTTCACTTAGTAATGAGTTAGGTCAAAAATCTATATTTGTCAACGTGGCGCAAACTTACGGCGGCTTAGAAAACAGATTAGAACGTATTGAAAATGTTTTAACCGAACTGCCAAAGTACATGCCTAAAACAACAGTTAGCGCGAATGCTAACGGTATATTTAGAATCGTAGAACAAAGACAGGCGCGTAAAAACTTCTCGCGTAATTGGTCAAAATAACATAATTTTGTATAAACATTTAAACATTATAATGCTATGCCACTAATCAAATGCTTACCCAGCGATAACAAATGCATTCAAAGAAACATTAGAACTTTGATAGCTGAAGGCAAACCGCAAGAACAGGCGGTTGCTATTGCTTTAAATTTAGTAAAGAAATGAAATATTTAATTATAACTGTTATCATTTTAGTATCTGTATTGCTTTATATTTTTATTGATAACTCAAATAAATTACAGAAACAGATACAAAAAAATGAACAACAAACCCGTGACAGTTTGTCACAAATATATGCTAAATTTGTGACAAAATCAGATAGCTTACAAGCGCATATAGACACGATGCAGACTACATTAGACAAACAAATAAAACAGTTTAGATATGACTTATCCAGAATTAAGATTATTAAAGTACCGATTGTTAATTACGATAATGTTTCTGACACTTTGCTCATTGGCCGCCTCATGTCAGATTACAAAGGTCGATAACGGTTTTTTAATAAGCCGCGATTATGCTGAATATATTGCAGCACGTTTTGATAGTTTAGATGCCTATAAAATTGCATACAGCGAATGTGTTAATAGGGCTGTTGATTGTGATAGTCTATTATATCAGTCAGAAAGGCTTAAAAAAACGCTAAATGATAATTATAATATGCAAAGCGACATGCTAAAATTAAAAGATGAAATGATTCAAAGTTATGAACGCGGTAACGTTTTATGCAATGACTATGCAAAGCAACTGAAAAAACAAACACGTCTTAAAAAAGCGTGGAAAATAACAACTTACGCGTTTATTAGTTTATCTTTGGGGGCGTTAACATATTCAATACTTAAATGAACGGCTTACTAATTTATTTTGATGGCATACCTCAGGACTTAGATAACTTCAACGGTACTGAATCCGCAAGTTTTGTATTTCGCCGCAAAGATGAAGCGGGCGATTCTGCGTTTTCATTTGCCCCTGAATTAACTGTTGTTGGCGATACCTACGAATATATCAAACAGCAAATAATAAACGCGCCTAATCCAAATATTGCAGGCATTGAAGTATTGATTTATGATACTTGCTGTTTAAATGCTGATGGTTCGGACCGTTTATTATTCACGGGCAAAATTGAGGGCGGTTCGGTTCGATGGTGTACGTTTCCGACATGTGAAGCACAAGTAACAGTAGTTGATAATAGTGTAGATGCTGAAGCTATTAGGTGTTTGAAAGAGCATTTTCCGTGGAGTACTAATAATACAACGGGTTTAAATATACCTAATCCTGTTTCTATTTCTTTAGATACTAACGGCTATGACCAATTTAGAGTTGCGCCATATATGTATTATTGCAATGACCCAAAGCCAGCAGCTATACAAGAAGCTATTATGATTTTGGGCATATTTGTTTTTATAGTTGGTGCGCCAATTTTATTATTTTTTCAATTAGGTAATATTATAGGTGGTAATGGTCAAAATGTTTTTGAAGATTTAACTAATTTAATAGTAGGTTGTGGCCGTAGACATGTTACGCCATTTTTAGATAGTCAATTTAAAAACTTATGTAAACTTTGTCAAATAGGCTATCAATCTTCATTGTTTGATGTTGGCGGTTATTATCACGATACAGTTAGATTAGATGCTGCATACGTGCCGGGTATTAGTGCGTATCCTTGGGATAGAGCAGGTGAAAGTATTTATAATTTAGACAATAAGCCAAACTTAAACGGCATTCAATTTTTAGACCAACTAAAACAGCTTAACATAGAATGGCGCGTTGTAAATGGCGTATTACAGATTGAGCGCAAAGATTATTTTGCAGGCGTTGAATGGTTTAATACTGATAATTTGCAGCCTAACCAATTATTATCTATTTGCTTTGAGTCATTACCCGAACGCCCCGCAAGTTATGCAGAATATGAATATAGTTTAGATGGTGTTGATAATTCAGGCGATGAAATTAGAAATAAATGGGTTAATCGCGTTATAGATTGGAATGCTTCAAACAATCCGCAGCAGTCAGGATTATTTAGTAAAAAATTACTTTATGGTGCTGCTCAGTTTCGCGATGATTGGGCGGCGCCTGATGTTAACCCAATTGATAAACCATTTTATACTACGTTTTACCCATTGGCGCAAGATGCTGAAAATACAGCTGCGATGTTTATTAGTAAAGGTGTTTTGACATATCCTAAACTTATAAATTTAAAGTTAATTGCAGGTCAAGATTTAACCAATGCTAATTTTAGTAGAGGCGTTGCAATACCAGATGTTATTTTAATGTCTAATGGTAAAAAATTATATAACTACAAATGGCATATAAAAGAAAATCCAATAGTAGATTCAAGCGGGCAAAGTTACGAAACCGCCTACCAGCGCCTATTCTATATTGATGACCCGCGCCTCACATCTGTTAAAACGCGCAAAGTTACTATATCAATTTCAGCGGATTGTGATTTACTTACAACTTTAGATATTGACAAATACGTTACAACTTCACAAGGGCAGGTGCAAATAACTGAGATAACCTACGATATAAATAATAATTCATTAACTATTCAAGGCTTAATTTAATGTCTTATACTTACGATAATATACAATTAGAATGCATTGACAGCAGCGGAAATGTATTATATAACATTGCAACGTTTACGGCTGCAACAATACCAGCTGTTCCTGTTGAAGGCTTGGCAATAGGCATTAAAGTTCGCCTAACGTTTACTATTAACAGTTCAGGTGCTAATAGCTTTTTAAATAAACAGCTAAGATTTAACCCGGGGCTTTATGTTTTATCAAATCCTTTAAACGCTTTAGATTTTGGCTATGAAACATTAAACCCATTAAGCACCACGCCGCAACAAGCTGTTTTAAACGTTCCTATACCGCCGCTTCAAAATATCTATTGTGAAATGTCAAAGAATACTGCACCACATGATGAGGCCACAGTAGTTTTTGAATTTTACGTTACGAATGATACTACTAACTTTATATTCGGTAATTCATCTAATTCAAATCTAAATAGATTTTTAGCGTCAAGCGCTTTAGGTTCACCTAATAATACAGGTCAAGTAGTTTATAATCAAACTAAAAATTTAAGTTTAGCATGTAGGATTTTTGATTCTACAAGTTTTTCAGCTAATGCAACGACACCAACAGGCGCAAATTTTTTAAACATACTTGTTCATGCGCGTTGGTACAATTCTGATTATGGTGGGTATAGCTTACTAATGCGATATATTCGTGAACTTGAAATTAGTTCAGCATCGCAAACGGCTGCAAGTTTACCACTACTTACCGATGCAACAGCAACAGCAGCACAGCCTAATTTAGCAACAATACCAAATGCTATTTTTACAGTTACAAATAATCAGTTAGCAGTAGGTGAAGATAATTCAGTAAGAATATTATTAAGGGGTGAGGCTTATAACGGTTCAGTTGCAAACCCTGCTATTACTGATGTTCGTGTTTTGCTTTTTAGGGTTGATACTGCTGCAAATAATGTTAATTTTGTAACTGACTTATCATTATCAGATGCCTTGATACCACAAGCAACACCGGGAAGCGGTCAACTAAACGGTGCAATATATTCGCCATCAGATTGGTTTGAAAACGTACCAGCTGCCGATGACATAGAAGTACAATTTGTTATTGATGGAACACAGCTTCAAGTAAACGGACAATATTATATAGTAGTAAACATTCATGACAACGTTAATCCTGAATATGTAACATCACATTTAAGCCCTTTGTTACTTGCAACATACACACCGCCTGCAATACCAACAATTACAGGTTATCTTAGCACATACAATACTGAGTACAGCGGTAACGAACTGACCATTGCACCACACCAACGAATTAAAGCAAGATTAGAAATTGACAAAGCAAGCTATGTAACCGCGTTAAATGCTATTGGTTTAGTTGGTACTTTTGATGGTAGTGTAGCGGGCATTATTTGCAGGCTTACAAATGTGCCCGGCGTTGTTAATCAAGTACAGGGTTTTATACCAGCAGCCCCGCCAATTACAACGGCTGATATGACAATAGTAACCAATGATGCAACGGATTTAGTTTTAGATTGCATTTTTAGAATAGCTGAAGAATACGCGGGTACATCAACTGAAATAACGTGGACTGTTAGTTTAAATCAGGTGACTACAATTGCAGGCACAACTCAATTAACGCAAATAGATTTTGTACAAAAATTAGATGTTGATGTTTTTGAAAATGATGCGATTGGCCCTAACTTAGTAAGCATTAAATTTTACGATTTAGAAGATTATATAGTAGGTATCAAAACTGAAATAATTGATATTTGCGATGCTGAACAAATAATAGCACAAGTAGAAAAAGACCCATCCTTTTCAGGTTCAATTAACTTCATAGCTACTATTTACCCTGCAAGCGAAACGGGCGATACTAATAATAATGCCATTGAAGAAGAATCAAGCTGGGCGCCAATTGTAGTACAAATGCAACAGTTAACAAGCGCTAAACTTGCTGATGTTGATGCATCATTTGCGCCATCCAATGAAGCTATTTTTAAAATAAACGTGCAGCAATTAACACAAGGGCAGCGTTATTGGGTTACAGGTATTGCATATCAGCAAGTGCCCGATTATTGTCCTATTGGCTTAGTTGCGCTTACAAGCACATCAACTTATAGAACTGTTGGCGTTTTACCTTTGTGGACTATTACAGGCAACCCAACGGCGGTAATAGCTGAAATATTAGCACATCCCGATTATGTAGGCGGTTTAAATATTGTTCAAAATAACTTTGTCGATAACGCTAATAGCCCCATAGGCGTTTTAAGTTACGCGGGCAATGTAGTAACAGCAATAAAGATTAGCGATACAATTCCAGTTGCTTATTATAGGTTTATAGTTGATGCTGACTTTGACCCGGGCACAGGGCCGCACACAATAAGACACGAAATTTTAATGTCAGTTCCAATACCTGCGCCAAGTTTAATACCTATTGTAACTTTTGACAATAACTATAAATGTAGCGATTTAGGATAAAATTTTTTAATTTAATTTTTATTTGTATCTTTGCGAATATATGTTAGTAAATTATCCTGTTTCATATACGCCCGAAATTAGTAGGACATATTCTTTTAGGCAGCCCGTACCGATTCGGTATGCCTGCCCTGTTTTGCCGCCTAATTTTATGCAAAACGAAACTGATGCGTGGAACTGTAATTTATGCGGTTCTGATTTGCCGTTTTATATTCCGTATGTTGAAGGCGATATTATACCATTTCAAACACAGGTTACTGATAATTATAATCAGCCTAACAGCGTTTTGGTAGCAGGCTTTCAAACAAGTACAAGTACATCGCATTATGTTGTAGTTAGCTTATATGATTGTTGCGGTAACTTAGTATCTGAATTTATAGATGATTTTTCAGATAGTTACCACGTAGGGCAAAGCCTTTCAACGGGCAGCATTCAAACATGGTTTGTTAATACGGGTTTGTTCCCTGCTGATTTAGATTGTTTTAGATTGTACATTGACTACTACAAAATAAATCAGATAACATTAGAACCTGAAATAGATAAAAGGCTTTATACAGAATACTATAAAAAGGTCGAAGGCTGCGGTAATTTAAACGACACTTCACTAATTTATAGTACTTACGCAAATTATGATTGCAACGGTAATTTTTACGGAACTTTGACTAACTATTTAGGTTCTAATAATACGCCGTTTTACAATTCGCTTAGAATTTTTGGAACTGTTGAGTTTTTTGGCGATACTGAAGCGATAACAGAAAATGACAGAAATGTAGTTATTAGTAAAGATATAACAGAAAATTACGGCATTATTTCGGGCGCTGTGCCACCGTTTTACATTAAGTTACTTCAACAAGCTGTGAGAGGCAATTACGTAACTGTTGACGCGGTGCAATATCAAAACTTTAGATATGACCAAAAGCCTGATGATAACCGAATGTTTTTGTTAGATTTGTCATTTGACAAAAGATGTCGATTAGATAACAAACAATGTAGATGAGGTCGTAAATCATTTACAAATATTTAAAAACAAAAAACATGAATATTTCTTTTATAAATGGGTTTTTGGGCGCGTTTGGCGTTTGCCCGCCTTGCATAGATGAGGACAATGCCCCTAACTACTTATGCGACCCGTGCGATTCAACTGTTTATTCAGGTGGTATCGCTGGCTGGTTTGCAAAAAAATGTAACTACGAATTTGCCGATATTACAGATTCAACTGAATGGGAAACTGCAATAGCTGATAAAAACGTTTTTGGCCGCGTAAACGGTTCACGTATTAGCGGTGGTTTGCCTGCACCTGAATTTACTACTAAAAAGCGTGGTAGCTGCGGTCAGGAGGAGGTAGTAAAACAGTCGCGTGTTGTATCACTTACCGATGCAGAAAATGACCTAACATTTACCATTGATGCGCTTTATAACTTCCTTTCAAATCCTGCTAAAGCTGCTGGTTATGAATTTGGTTTTGTAACTTGCGATGGTCGCTTCTTAGGTTGGTATTCAAACGTAACTGTTAGACCTTTTTATCAGATTGCAGAAACTGACGAAGATGATGCATACTGGACCGTTGAATTCAGATACAATGAACAGTTAGGTACATTTAGCCAATTGTCATTAGACTTCTTGTTAACACTACCTTATAACGTTTGTTGGGTTACTTCAATTGTTGTAACAGGCACAGGTAATGTTACTACTGTTGCTGATGGTAACACTTTACAAATGCTTGCTGCTATTCTGCCATTAAACGCTACTGATTCAACTGTTACATGGTCGGTTGTTAATGGCACAGGTACGGCAACTATTAGCGGTGGTGGTTTGCTTACTGCTACTGCACCGGGTT